AAGACAAACATTGGCGCTACGATGCCGTATATGAGGAGTTTAAGGTAGCGGGCACTCAATTAAGCCTAGATTTCTACAATCATACCAAAAAAATAGCAATTGAAGTGCAGGGAGCTCAACATTTGCAGTTTGTTAAGCATTTTCACAAAACCAGAGCTAATTTTGTACGTCAAATACGTAGAGATAACAAAAAAATAGAATTTTGTGAACTAAATCAGATCAAACTGATAGAAATTTACCCAGATGATGAATTATCCGAAGAATATTTTGATAAAATCCTGTCTATAGTGTAAATTATACGATGGCTTTAAAGTTTAAAAATTTCAATTTACCAGAAAAAGTCCTTAATGAATTGTATGAATTAACAGGTAAAGAAGGGGCTTACAAGGGTTTAGTTTTAGCTTATGCATCAGAAAATGGCGAACCAGTAATATTTAGTAAATTTGACTCAACAGTTGTGGAATACGCATTACAAAAAGCACTAGAGCAATATTTACAAGAAAATGAGGCTACTTTACTTTTAGACGATCCAGAGCAATAAAAACTTGACAAATCAATTTTATCTCTCATAATAACCCGTATGATATATAGTTATGAGATAGAAAAACAGATACTTGCGGTATTTATACAGAAACCCAAGTTATTAGTAAATTATTTAAACATCATTAATCAAAATGATTTTTTTGCAGAACGCTCGCTTTTACACAAAACATTATTTACTGTCTTAAAATCGGCTGTTCAAAAGGGAGAGAGTATTGACGAAGTTATTCTTACCCAAAGAATTAAAGATTTGGGGATTAAGTTTGAGGAAGATATCAATGTTTTGGATTATGTAAGGTCTCTTTCAATGAGGAAGATTCATGGAGATGATAAAATACAATCTAGTATTCAAGAACTTAAAAAGTTAAGTGCTAGAAGAAGCATCTCTAAATCAGCTGAAAAGATTATAGATTCAATGAAATCTATAAGTGCAGAAGTTCCTTATAGTAAAATTTTAGAAAATGCAGACCAAATATTCAACAAGAATATAAATCTATTTGAGGTCGGTACAAATGTTCCAGAAAACATTTATGACGAAATGGAATCATTTATAGAAGATCGTGGTAATAATCCAATGACCGAGTTTGGTATGATGGGTCCGCACGAAAAAATCAATGATATATACGGCTCTCTTTTAAGGCCTGGAAACATTACAGTTATTGTAGCTCGATCTGGTGTAGGTAAAACACAATTCTGTATGGACTATGCAACAAAGGTTGCATCAACTTACGATGTACCAGTCTTACACTTCGATAATGGAGAAATGAGTAAAGAAGAGCTTATAATTAGACAATGTTCTGCTTTCTCTGGAGTGCCTTCATATTTACTAGAAAGTGGTAGGTGGCGTCAAGCTGGAGACGATGTAGTTCAAAAGGTTCGTGAAGTTTGGCAAAAGGTTAAAAAACTAAAATTTTACTACTACAATGTTGGTGGTATGGATGTTGATCAGATGATTAACACTTTGAAGAGATTTTATTATTCCAAAGTCGGAAGAGGTAATAGAATGGTTTTTAGTTTTGACTACATCAAAACAACATCAGAAAAAAGCCAAAAAAATGAGTGGCAGATTGTAGGCGAAATGGTGGATAAATTCAAGAAATGTATTCAAAAAGAAATACTAGAAGATGGTTCTCCAGTCATACCTATGATTACTTCAGTACAATCAAATCGTAGTGGTATCACAAACAATAGAAACTCACAAAACATTGTAGATGATGAATCTGTAGTTTCTCTATCTGATAGGATTACTCAATTCTGTTCTCACATGTTTATTTTACGACAAAAAACAAATGATGAGATAGAAAACGAAGGTTCTTCATTTGGAACACATAAATTAATTAATGTTAAGTCTAGACACTTGGGTAAAGATATTGCAGGTGCAATAGAACCCGTTCAAGTAAACGACAACTTGAGAAGAAACTTTATTAATTTAGAATTTAGAAACTTTAATATATCTGAAAAAGGAGACTTACGGGATATCGTAAGCTTCAGAGAAAGTGGTGGAGATTTACAAATGTCAATAGACGATTCGGTTCCTAGCTTTGACGACATCTAATATGAATTATCAACAATCTTTAGAGAAATTAGGCTATAAGCTTCAAGATTGTGGCAATCATTGGAGAACTAGAGCTATATATCGCAATGGTAAAACAAGCACTTCTGTTTTAGTGTACAAAGATACTGGGGTATGGAGAGATTTTGGGGTAGATAGTGAACCTAAACCATTTCAAGCGCTAGTAAAGCAAACTTTAAATACTGAAGACCCCAATATATTAAAAGAATACTTTGATGCTAAATTAATTGGCGAATATAAACCTAAACCCAAAGAAGAAAAAATAGAAATGGAAAAAATTTATCCCAAATCTTCATTAGACAAGCTCTTACCTATAAGAGATTTTTACGAGAGAAAAAACATTAGTAAAGAAACACAAGAAACTTTTGAATGTGGTTATGCTGGTGGAGGTAAAATGTATAGGCGTATAGTTTTCCCAATTTACGACTTAAACAATCAAATACACGGATTCTCTGGTAGAACTGTTGTGGAAGGCGATAATATACCAAAATGGAAACATATGGGTCGCAAAACGGATTGGGTTTACCCACACCACCTAGCCTACAACAATATAGAAGAGACCAATGAGGTTATTCTAGTAGAAAGTATTGGAGATTGCATGGCTTTATATGAAGCTGGATTTAAAAATGTTTTAATGCTCGCTGGTCTGGACATCTCATCTAAACTAATGGCATATTTAAATACTTTTTCATTGGACAAAATTATTGTTTCAATGAACAACGACAAACACAAAGAAACAAATTCTGGTGGACAAGCTACAGTTAAAACTGTCGCTAAATTAGCCCAAATATATGACTTAAATCAGATATGCGTTAACCCACCATTAGAAAATGATTTTGGAGAAATGTTAGAAAAAAACCCATCTAATATTAGTATGTTTACACAGTGGTACGATAGACGAAACAAGTGGAATTTATCAAACAGTAACACCCAAAAATGGATTACAGAAGAGATAAAGAAAAATAGCAACTTGTCAAAAAATGCTAATTGTAAAAAACTAATTAAAATATTAAATTCGTGAAAAAGGTAGTAATATGGAGAGTTCTCTCAATAATTTTGTGCACCCTAATGGCTAGGATGTGGTTTGGGGATTGGCATGTCACCCTTTTTGGTATTTTCATTTCGTTTGTGATGACTATTGTTCATTACTATTTCGAAAAAATTTGGGACATTTATGGAAGTTAAATTATCAGCAAGTCGCATCAAAACAGCGCAGTCATGTAGTTGGATATATTGGAATAAATATGTTCAAAAATTACCAGATACTAATAATGATGGCGCTAAAAGAGGAACTGTTTGTCATAACGTATTCGAACACCTTTCAAAACAAAAAACAAAAACCCAATTTAATAAAATTGTAAAAGCTAAAGACCCATTTGCGGCTAAAGCGGTCAAGGACTTAATTATGGCTGATGCCACAGAGCTTGGCGTCACAGACGAAGATAATATGACTTTAATAAAACAAATGATTTTAAATGGTTTGAATTGCAACTTTCATGGGGAAGATTTAGGAATACCAGATGAAGCCCACGCAGAATTAGACTTTGATATAGAAAAAAATGGTTACCACATTAGAGGTTTCATAGATCAATTGTTTTTATACAAAGAGAAAAAAATAGCAATAATAAGAGATTATAAAACAAGCAAAAAAATATTTGAAGGTAAAGAAAAAGAAGACAATCTACAAGACTACATTTATTGCCTAGCCGTCAAACATCTTTTCCCAGAATACGTTAATAGAAACTCTGAATTTTTATTTTTAAAATTTAATTTGAAAAAAGAAGGGTTACTGAAAATGAAACCCTTGGACGAAGATGACCTAGAAGGTTTTGAAATACAATTAGCTAACATTCAAGAGTATTTAGAAAACTTTGACGAAATAGATGCCAACTCAAATTTTGCATACGATAAAGGTTTTCCAGATGATGGTTCTTTTGGTGGCAAACTTCAATGTGGATTTGCAAAAGAAAAAGGTCAACTTAAAAAAGACGGTTCTCTTATGTGGCATTGCCCCTTTAAGTTTGATTTTTACTATGTCCAAATTTTTGACAAAGACGGAGAGTTTATGTCGTCTTGTTTCCAAGATGAGTTTGAAAAGTCTATGATTCCAGAAGGTGGCAAATCCTTTGTAAAATATTATAAAGGTTGCCCCAAACACTTGACAAATTGATATTACCATTTATATTGGTGATATGATTCCATTATTTAAAACACATTCTTCTATAGGTAAAAGCATTTTACGAATAGATGATGTACACGAGTTAACAAAAGACTTCGAAGAGGTTTACTTCGTCGAAGATAATATGACAGGTTTCCCAGAGGCCTTTAGAAAGTTTGAAGATAGGTTACGTTTTGGTTTGCGTTTCTCTATGTATAACGATGACCATAGCGAAGAATCCGAAAGTAAAATGGTTGCATTTGCAAATGGTGATGCTGGAGCTAAAGAGTTGTATAACCTTTATACACAACAGTCAGATATTAAAATAACGAAGCCTTGGGATTCAACCAGCAATTTACAATATGTTGTTCCGTTTTATGACTCTTTTATACATAAAAATCTAACAACTTTTTCTAATTGTATAATTGATTTACCAAGCAATGTTCCGTTTCTGATAGAGGATAACAATCTTCCCTTTGATTGTTTGATTCACGAAAAAATACTAAAATATTGCGAAAATCACTCAAATGAACTAATACAAGCTAAATCTATATATTACCGAAAACAAGAAGATGTTTTAGCTTTCCAAACTTACAAACTAATATGTAACCGCAGGATAGGTAGAAGTTACGATCTATCAAACCCTGGACTAGACCACTTTGGCAGCGACCAATTTTGCTTTGGATCATGGAAGAATTACTTCGATACAACTTTAAACAACGCTATATAGTTTTCGATACCGAAACGGAAGGTTTAAATCTAATTACATCTAAACCTTGGCAAGTAGCTTGGATTGAATGTGAGGGCAAAAAAGTAGTTAAGAAACATAACCGCTTTATCAAATGGGATAACCTCAACGTTTCTCCAGAGGCGGCTAGAGTAACTGGGTTTGATCGTGATCACTATGAATCAGTCGCTGAAGATCCAAAGACCGTATGGAAGGATTTTCAAAAAGCTCTTTACGACAAAAAAAATCTTATTGTTGGTCAAAACATTTTGGGTTACGATATCTATATACTAAATGTTTGGTGTAGAAAAATGGGTATCAAGATAAACCATAAGGATTACATCAACCGTTGTTTCGATACAAAGTCTGTAGCAATGGCGATAGCTAAAGAGAATAAAAATCCAGATAAAGATGATTTACTTGCTTGGCAATTGAGATATCTCAATTATAGAGAGCGTGGCTTAAAAACAAATCAGAAATATCTATTACAGCATTACGGTATTGACTTTGATGAAACAAAGCTACATGATGCTTTATACGATATAGAAAAAAACTTCGAAATATTTCAAAAACAAATATGGGAATTAGAAATTTAGAATCATTTAAACAACCAATGCCAGTTGGTGTTAGATTACCAGAGATCGAAGTAGAACAAAGATTCTATGATGAGCTAGGTATCTCTAATACATCATCTAACTACGATTTACTTCGTGAGTTATGCTTAAAGGGAGTCAAGCAAAGAGGTATAGATAAATTAGATAATAAACAAGAATACTATGATAGAGTTAAAATGGAATTATCTGTTTTACAAGAGCTTGGATTTATTGATTACATACTCCTAAATTGGGATATTTTAAACTTTTGCCATGAGAATGATATACCAACTGGGCCAGGTCGTGGTTCTGCCGCTGGCTCGTTGGTATTATTTTTACTAAAAGTAACAAATATTGATCCGATCAAATATGACCTGTTTTTCGAGCGATTTGTGTCCAAAAGCAGAGCTAAAAAGACTGTTGTTGACGATATAACGTACCTAGACGGCTCTTTGTTGGCTGACGTGGACAATGACATCAGTTACGATAGAAGAGCCGAGGTAATCAAATATATTGAAGAGAAGCATAAAGGTAAGACTTGCAAAATACTAACTTTAAACACATTGAGCAGTAAATTATGTGTAAAAGAGTGCGGAAAGATTGTAGGGGGATTCTCGGAAGAGGAAGTTAATGATATTAGCGCCTCTATTCCAAAGCAGTTCGGAAAGGTATTTAAGCTACAAAAAGCTTATGATGAAAGCGAAAAACTCAAAAAGTTTTGCGATGACAACCCCCAAGTATTTAACATTGCCAAAAAACTAGAAGGATTAAACAAGAATACTGGCGTTCACCCATCTGGGATTGCTATTAGTTTCTATAATATAGAAGAGGTAATGCCTATGCAGAAAACTAATGATGGAAATTATGTTTCTGGATATGACATGAACGATGTAGCATCTTTGATGGTAAAATTCGATATCCTAGGATTGCGTACTTTATCTGTTGTTTATGATACACTAAAACAACTTGATATGGACATAAATACTATCGATGTCGAATCATCAGACATATATGAAAACTTCAAATTCATTGAGGCACCAAAGGGTCTCTTCCAGATTGAAGCGGATACAAACTTTAAAGCAGCTAGAAAAATTGCTCCTCGCAATCTTGAAGAACTATCTGCCGTGGTTGCTATTGCTCGCCCTGGTGCACTTGATTATTTAGATACATATGCAAGCTATGTAAAAACAAGCGTGTTCAATTCCGTTCACGAGTTTTTTGATGATATACTGTCATACACCGGTGGGATTCCCCTCTATCAAGAGCAGTTAATGCAGATGGCTGTTAAAGTTGGTTTTACACTTGATGAAGCGGAACAAATTAGACGTATTGTTGGTAAAAAGAAAGTAGACCAAATGCCAGTTTGGAAAGCTAAAATCGAACAAAAGGTAGAGGAAAACAATTTACCGAAACAAGTCGGAGATGTTCTTTGGAAAGTAGCGGAAGATTCAGCTAATTACTCCTTCAATAAATCTCACTCTATTAGTTATGCTACACTTGCGGCTTTAACAACATACCTTAAATTCAACCATTCAAAAGAATTTTTCCTTTCATTGCTTAAAATGACAAAGCATGAGCCAGATTCTCATGCAGAGATATCATTAATTAGTCAAGAATTATGTTTGTTTAATATGAAGCTATTGCCACCCGATTTATCTAAATCAAAAATAGAGTTTTCTATTGAAGGTAAAGATATTAGATATGGTCTAAATAGCGTTAAGGGTGTTTCAGAAAAAACTTTAGAAAACATCGTTGGCTTTAGAGACTCTCAATTAATTGAACAAAATAAATATGATGTGTTTTTATCTGCAAAAGATTCTGGAATTAATATCGGTGTTTTATCTGGATTAATTCAAGGTGGTATGATGGATTCTTTTTGCGATAATTCTAGTGGTGTTCCAAATCGTTGTAGACTTGTTTTAGAGGCTCAAGCATTTAATTTATTAACTCACAGAGAGAAAAGAAACTTTACCAAACTTGGAGAAAAATTAAACTACGACATATTAAATTCAATAGCGTTTGTTAGAAAAGAAAATTATCCAGCGGATGATGGCAAACCAATCATGAAAGAGTCTAGATTTAAGACTTTCAAAAGAGATTACGATAGATATCGCAAAATATATGACAAAAACAAAGAACATTTGGTTTTTGCTAATTGGTATTTTGAGCGTAAGTATTTAGGCTATAGCCACTCTAATGAAATTAAAAATGTTTTTCAAGACACACAAAATGTTGTTAACAGTCTAGAACTCAAGTCAGTTCAACAAAACGATCGTGTAAAGTATGTTGGAGTTGTTACAGATTGTATATCTAGAACAAGTCGAGCTGGAAACAAGTATATGAGAGTTGAAATACAAGATGACTATGGAAAAGTTAATTTTATGATGGCTAATAATAGAAGATCAGCCACTTTAGATAATTACCTTAATAGTGGGGGTAAAAAACCTAAAGAAAGTCAAATTGTGTTTATTTACGGCACGAAGGGTGAAGATATTATTTTTGGAGAAAAAATCTCCATTCTTGACGAAAAAATTTACACAAGATTATCAGAAATTAAATGAGCGATTTTTCAGAATACAACCTTACCCCCAGTGCTAAAAAAGCGCTAATGAATGCCAGACAAATTGCAGATGAGATGAATCATCTCAAAACGACTGACGCACACCTATTTATATCCATTTTAGAAGACGACCATATTTTATTAGATCATTGTTTCCGCAATTGCTTTGTGAAAAAAGATTTGGTTGTAGATACAATGAGCGCTTTACTGGTTGAGTATAAAGAAAGAAAAAGAAAATACAAAATCTTCTCTAAAGAAATTAAAGAAATATTAAGTTCTGCTCAAAAAGTTGCTTCAGCTCTTGATTCATCTTATGTGGGGGTAGATCATATTTTTGTGGCAATGCTAGAAATGCGCCAAGATATATGCGCCTTTTTAGAGTCTATAAACATCAACGCTTCTGAATTAAAAACTTCAATCATTGATGCTTTATCAAACGGCATCGAACAAGAAAAAGCTACAACAAATCCAACCCAACAACCCAAACAAAAACAAAAAGATGTATCTGAAATTTTAGCTTCTTGCTGTGAAGTTCTAAATGAAACAATTGGTAGCCGTGGGACTTATGAAATATTTGGAAGAGAAAAAGAAATAAATCGTTCATTTGAAGTCCTTTTACGTAAAAACAAAAGCAATATTATTTTAGTTGGAGAGCCTGGTGTTGGTAAAACAGCTATTGTTGAAGGAATGGTGGAAAAAATCTTACAAAGAAAAGCTCCAGATTTTTTATTACATAAACAGTTTCTGTCTTTAGATTTATCTGGTTTGGTATCTGGCACAATGTACAGAGGACAAATGGAAGAAAAAGTTAAAGTCATCATAGACTTTTTAAGACAGCATGAAGAATGTGTTTTGTTTATTGATGAGATACATACTGTGATAGGCGCAGGTAGTTCAGAGGGAGGTTTAGATTTTGCAAATATGTTAAAACCCTACTTATCCAGAGGAGAGATTTCTTGTATTGGAGCTACAACAAAAGAAGAATATGAAAAATATTTTAAAAAAGACGGTGCTCTAAATCGTCGTTTTGAAAAGATAGATGTAAAAGAACCCACTAAAAAAGAAACTTTAAAATTATTAAAGTCTGCAAAAAAATCATACGAATCTTATCATACAGTAGAATACTCCGACACACTGATTGAAGTTATTGTAAATTTATGTGAAAAATATTTGCCAGAAAAAAAATTCCCAGACAAAGCTTTTGATATTTTAGATGAAGCGGGGGCAAAAACAAAAAAACTAAAGATTAAAAGACCTCAAGAGGCTATCGATATGGAATCTAAATTAATAGATAAAGAGTTTCAAAAAGACGATAAAAAATACAAAGAATACGAGACGAAATACAAAGATATCTTGTATGATTGGGGACAAACATTAAAAGATACAAAACATTCAGTAACTGGCTCTGTAGTGTATCAAATTTTCGCGGATAAATTAGGGATTTCAGTCAAAGAAATCAAAAGCGGGCAAAATATTCCTAATAAAAATAGAATTGGCTTTCACTAAAATTAATATTAGTTATGAAACTAAATGAATATTTATCAGGTAGATTAGTAGAAAAAACGGAAACTGTTTCGATATCACGGACAGAAAAAGAATTTTTAGAATATATTTTTAGTTCTGACGAATACCTTAAAACTAATTTTAATCTTTTTGAGTTTTTAGAAAGTTTATCTCTATTAGGTAGAAGTTTTTTTTACGATAGTTATAAATTTAAACACAAAGATAGAACTTTTTGTATCAAAATTGGAGATAAAGACGATAGCTTCATATTTAGAAGAGAAAGAGATATCTTAAAAAAGATAGAAAAAATAAACTTAAGTCCTACTTTTTTAAATTTTTATTCATGTAAAAATTATTCTTATTTACTGACAACTTTTGAACACGGATTACCAATTAAAGAATTTGGCTTACCATTTTTACAAAGTAATTTACCAACTATTGGAGCTAATTTAGCTTACTTACATGAAAAAACCTTTTCTCATAAAAAAGACTATACAGAAGATTTCATGCAGGAGATTTACGATTACGGTGATTTTGAATCAGTTTTAGATGAAGAAATCTATAAAGAACTAAAAGAGTTAAATATTTTTCCTGAAATTTGTGAATGCTTAAATTTTATAAAACAAAGTATTGAACAACAAATGGTTGTTGGTAGTAATGCCTCATCTATATGTCATTTACATTTAACTCAATCAAATATTTTAGAAAGAGCGGGAATGATAAAGTTTGTTAATTTTCATAAAGCAAGAAGAACTAATCCTATGTTTGATTTAGCCTTTTGCGCTATTAAGTCTGGTATATCTACTTCAGAGCATATGGAGAAAATTTTTATAGAAAACTACGTAAAATATCATAAGCATTTTAATAAATTTGGAGATGTTTATGAAACTTTTTTATGCTATAAACAAGTATCTGCAAAACTAATACTGTACGAAATGCTTTGTTCTTATGTTTACGAACTGATATTTTTAGACGACACTTATCCTTACTTTGATTACTTTAATATGTATCAAATTGTTAAAGAAGAGATAGGTGACGAATTATGCGATTTGGTCAAAACTACAGACGAAATTTTTGGGAATTTTGAAGTTTAATAACTCCAATCACTATCCCCAAACAATTCAAAAGGTTGTTCTAACCACTCTTTATCCCAAACAGCATTTTCTGCAACTTTCCATTTAGGTATTCTTTTTATAGCCTCGGTGCTACTTAAAGATTCTGGAATCCATTTTAGTCTATTGTTGGGGTAAATAGCTATCTGACCATTTTTAAGCCGAATGACGTTCATTTCTTTGTGTTCATCAAGCAAATCAGAGTCTCCTACGTCTACATATCCTAATGATTGTTTTTCTGGTATACAATCAATTGTAAACCAGTAATTTCCCTCTTTGAATCCCTCTTCTCCCATATTGACTAACATAGGTACATCAGCAAGTTGAGCTTTTTGGAATAATTCTATATCATTTGACAAACATTCCCACATTTGTACGTCGACTAAATCAAATTCTTCGTGATTTTTTTCTGGCAATTTCCAATATAAGCAGTCGGGTCTAACTTTATCATAACAAGCACAATAATCGTCAATCCACACCTGGAAACAAAAAGGTCTACCTCTTAACGCTCTTACAGATACTAACCATGCAGGCTCAAATTCTTCTCTTGAACCGCCCCACATATCTTTTCTTATGTAAACCCTAGCTTTCGGTAAATTTATATTCCTTGGCATATAGAATTTTACACTTTTTATTATATAATAGTGACATATGCAATACAATCTTTACAAACCAAATTCAAAAGGAACAGGTTGCGCCTTTTCTTTCAAAATTATCACAAAAGACAAAGAGGGGAATCCAGCTAAACCCACCTTCTTAATTCAATCAATTAAGCAAGCTAGTTGGGATTCAAACAAAAAAACAGGTTCTTTTAGCGCAAATGCGAAAGATCCAGAGAAAAATATTTACTGCAAAATTAATGAAAATGAAGCTGGTGCTATACTACATGCTATAGAAAAGTATAAAGAATGGTCTGCTTTCCACACATATAATGACGATAAAACAACTATCTCATTTAAACCATATACAAAAAACAATGGAGTTCAAGCTTGGTCATTGGGAGTTATCAAGAATACAACTTTAAAATTTGGTATTGGAGTAGAAATGGGGGAAGCGAGAGCGCTTAAATCTCTTTTAGAACTATATCTTTATAAATTGTTTGATCATAGCTAATGAAAACAGTCGTCTATCACTCTAATAACTCCAGAGCGTTTACTGGGTTTGGTAAACATTGTAAGAATATTTTAAAGTATTTACAAAAAACTGGTAAATATAAATTGATTGAGCTTGCTAATGGTTCTCCATTTGACCACCCAGAGCATAAAACAAAACCTTGGTTGTGTGAAGGTTCGTTACCAAATGACCCAAACACCATAAGAGAATTAAACGCAAATCCAGAAAGGGGTAGAGCGGCAGGATACGGTGCCGAAAGAATAGACCATGTAATCAAAAAACATAAACCAGATTTTTATATTGGGGTAGAAGATATTTGGGGTTTCGCAGGCTACTGGGATAAGCCTTGGTGGGATAAAATTAATCATATGATTTGGACCACTTTAGATAGTCAACCAATTTTACAACAAGCTATAGATGCAGCACCCAAAACAAAGAATTTTTATGTGTGGTCATCTTTTGCAGAAAAAGATTTAAAAGAAATTGGTCACGACCACGTTAAGACTTTGCACGGCTCAATTGATACAAATGATTTTTTTAGATTTGATGATCAGAAAAGAAATCAATTAAAATCTTTTTTTGGCTTACAAGATAATTATATTATCGGTTTTGTTTTTAGAAACCAATTAAGAAAAAGTGTGCCAAATATGTTAGATGGATTTAAAATCTTTAAAAAGGATTGTCCTCAAGCTAAATTACTTTTGCACACTCATTGGTCTGAAGGTTGGGATATACCAAGATTAATTAAGGAAAAAAATATAGACCCCAATGATATTCTTACGACATATTTTTGCTCGTCTTGTGGAAACTATGAGGTAAAACCATTTACTGGACAGGAACAAAACTGCCGTTTTTGCGGAACTGAAAAATGCCAAAACACAACAAATGTTTCTGCTGGTGTAGACGAACAACAGTTAAACGAAATTTATAATTTAATGGATGTTTATTGCCACCCATTTACAAGTGGCGGTATGGAAATACCTATTTTCGAAGCCAAGTTAACAGAATTAATTACATTAGTTACTAATTATTCCTGCGGTGAGGATTCTTGTACAGCCGAAAGCGGAGGTTTCCCTTTAGATTGGGCGGAATATAGAGAGCCTGGAACTCAATTCATTAAAGCTTCCACTTACGCTTCTAGCATCGCTAAACAACTTAAAAAAGTTTGGCAAATGAAACCAGAAAAGGTAAGAGAGCTTGGCAGAAAAGCCAGACAGTTTACTATTGATAATTATTCAGTAGAGGTGATAGGCAAAAAATTAGAAGCCATCATTGATTCTTCGCCAGACATTGATTATGATTTTGACTGGGACAAAGAAGATAAAGAAAAAGCACCAGAATTAATGGAGCTTTTAGATGATGGTAAAAGAATTGCTGTGATTATGCCAGAATCCGCTGGAGATGTTTTGTGGATTAATTCATTAATGGGTAATCTAAAAAAACAATATAAAGAATATGACATTTATGTCTTTACAAAACCTCAATTCTTTGATTACATAGAAGACAATCAAAATGTACATAAAGTTTTACCATACCACCCACAATTAGATAACTTACATTTTTTAGAGGGACAGGGAGATCACAAAGGTTATTTTGATATGGCTTTCTTGCCACATTTTGGTACTCAAAGATTTCACAATTACCATCACAATGGTTTAGACAAACCACAATTCGAATTATATGAAAATTAGAATACCGATTTCAACTGGAGAACTTGTTGACAAATTAACAATTCTTGATGTAAAATTAGAAAATATTACAGACGAAGAAAAGTTAAAGAACGTTCGTAACGAAAAAGAACAACTAGAAAAAATATATAATCAATTCCAAGGTTTTATAGCTGAAGAATTGTCTTTATTAAGAGATGTTCTTTACCAAATTAACAGAGGTCTCTGGGGTATTGAGGATAAGATAAGGGAGCATGAAAGAAATAAAGACTTTGGATCAACCTTTGTGAGGTTAGCTAGAGATGTTTATCACACAAACGACAAACGTTTTGAAATTAAAAATAAAATCAATAAAATAACAAATTCAAACATACAGGAGGTAAAATCATATGAGTCATATAGCTGAAGTTTACGCAAAAGATTTGGGTGTTAAAATTGGCAAACCAGAATTAACAGAACATTATTTCCCTATTTGCTTTGAAAAATATATTACGTTTCAGAATCCAATTAAAATGCAAGCCCAACAATATGATTATTGGGATATCGTTTTTGATTTGGTAAAACCATATCTTAATAAAAAAGGAATTAAGGTAGTTCAAGTTGGTGGTCCACAAGAAAAAGCCGGCAAACATGTTGATCATTTCATACCTACATCATTTAAACAAATGAATTATGTAATTAAGAATGCTATGATGCACGTAGGTGTTGATAGTTTACCAGGTCATATTGCAAGTGCATATGATATACCTTCCGTAATCCTTCATTTTAATTTACTAAAAGAAAATTCAAAACCACTTTGGAACAAGAAGTCAAAATGTATTAGTATTGAACCTAATTTTGATAAATATAAACCATCTTACATGATGGAAGAAAACCCCAAAAGAATCAACGACATCAACCCAGAAGATATCGCCCAAAACATTTTAAACCAATTAAATATTGATGCAAAAATAGAGTTTAAAACTATTCGCAAAGGGGCAGTTTTTCAAAATCTATCTTTAGAAATTGTACCCGATTTCTTTGGATTTTCTGATTCTTTAAAAGGAAAAAACATAAACTTAAGAGCTGACTTGCATTATGATTTAAATAATATTGTAAATTGGGGTAAGCACTATCAACTATGTCTTTTCTTAAAACAAGAAATACCACCAGATGCTCTTTCTTTTATAAAAAATAATATTAAGCAAATTGTTTTCAAATTAAACGATCTTGAATACGACTATACTAATTTTTTTAAATTTATTAAAAAAAATAAAATCAATCTTATTTTATTAACCGAAAACGAAGATAATATATCAGAGTTAAGATTAAAGTATTTTGATTTTCCTGTTGTGCCAGAACCCAAACCAAAAGAAGAAGATGTTAAAAGTCTCATAACAGACAATACAAAGTTCTGTTCTAATAAATCTTTTGTAAGTAAAGGCGAAACTTTTTATTCAGAATCTTCAGCTAAAAGACTTGACAAAACTAATAGTTTCAAGTATAGTAAAGATTCTTTAAAAGAAATAGAAAGTTTATATTTATATGAGTAGTCCAGAAAAATACAAAAGAAACGAACATGGTCTTCTGGAGTCAGTAGATTATGTTTTTAACGAAGATGGTTCTGTTAATTGGAGAGCTATGATTTCCGCAGATCATCTTTATCCAAATAAGGATTGGTTTGAGTACAGAAAAATGCCAGTTCCAGATTCTATAGAGGGTCTTGATGATAGCCAACTTTTAATTAAGTTAAGTGGTATTAAAGAGCTTGCAAGATTGCGTGGTTTTCACAGTGTCACTTATGATATATCTGAATCTTCAGATGATCGAGTTGTTGCACAATGTATGATCAATTGGATTGAAAACTATGAAAGCAATGGTTCTCAAGTCTTCACTTCAATTGCTAATGCTACAACCAATAATACAAATGGTTTTGCGGCTAAATTTTTAGAATGTATTGCAGAAAATCGTGCCTTTGTACGTTGTGTTCGTAACTTTTTAAATATTCACATTGTTGGTGCAGATGAAATAGACAGTTCAAAAAACAAGGATAAACCTATAGAACAGACGTCTAAAACAACTGATATAACGCCTCAAGGCATCTTAAAAAAGAATCTAAATGATAAACTAGGTATATCCTCCTTTGAAGATTTCAAGGATCATTTACGTGGTTTATACAAAGACGGTTCTTACGAAGGCGACGCTTCTGAAATTAAAAAGTGGCAAAGCTTTAAAGATGTTCCTGCTAAAGAATGTAGAAAGATTTTAAAATTGCTATAATCCTGGCGTTGGAATCAAACTCGTATAGAAAGTGGAGGGAGTTAAGCTCTCTCCATTTTTTTGTAGTTCAAACTTAAGTTCATATCCAGTAGTAAATTGTCCAAATGTGGCGTAATTCTTTGCTTGAGAAAAGACATATGAGTTATCTCTATAATTACTGTCAATCAATTTGTAACCTGTTCCCATATTGGCGTATACATTAAATGTGTATTCTTGTTGGTGTGTTAATATAACTGATTCGTCATATCTGTTTTTGATTGTTAATCTATAGTCTACTGATTCGCCATGAATTGATCCAGATCCAGAGTTTGATGAATAACTTGATGTATCTCCATTTATTAAAGTTATATTACTCATGAACGGATTTACCCACTTTAAAGGTTTTTCATTAATTGTAAATTCTTGGCTAGAATTTTGACTTGACTCTGGATTCTTCAAAGCAACAACAGTCGCTACATAAGTTCCTGCTTTCAGATGATGTAGTTTAAATGGTGTTGTGTCTCCAGCTTTTAAAAATTCTCTTTGTACGTATGGTGCAGATAAATTTTGCTTTAATACAGTGACCCTATACTTATCTTCAACCTTATTGCCTTGAGCGGTAATTAAACCTGTATAACTAAAAGACAAATCTCCTTCTTGCAGAGTATCTCCCACAAAAGTAGGTGTTGTAGGTCTGTTAACTGTATGAGAAGGTATTCCTATATTGTAATTGTTTGGCGTTGTATCGAAATCTTCTGATTCTACTTTATGATATTTACCAGAATCATATTGCAAAGCTTCTATTTCGAATAAATTATTTTCTACTGGTCTTAATTTTATTACTTTATAATATTCTTGAATGTTATTGTTTAATTGAATATTGAAATTATGACCTTGTCTAATTCCTGTGATTCCAGTAAAATTAGCATCGCCCGTGTCTAACAATAAATTAGTTTGATTATCATTAGCTTTTTCCATTCCAGTAATATAAAATTGAGTTACCTGCTCTGCATTTGCACCACTAATTTTGTCAAAAGGAAATTCTCCAGTATATTGTGTGCCTTCAAAAGTATATGTAGTATCAAAGTTAGCTATGTCGTATAAATCTTTTAATGGTGTTTGTATCTTATTGTCGTTTACATAGATACCACCAGTTTTATTTACGGCTAAACCAGTTGATATAGAACCTGTGGAAACTTGAGTTCCAATTCCTAAATAAGATCCAGCGTAATTACTCCCAGTATTAACTTCCAAAATTTTGCCGTAGTTGATTTCAAAATTCTTTAATTCATCATCTATCCTAATAACATCTCCTGGACCCAAAAGCATAGCTTCATGCCCAGCTCTAAAACTAACTATTTCAGTTTCGTTTCTATTGCTTAAAAGAATAAATTTACCCATTCTTCTAGCTTGAGATTTTGATGTACAACCAATACCATTATTTTTTGTTACGATCAATCCGTGTTTTCTTATAGATTCTTCATCTTCTACATATTCTGTCTTAATTTGGAAATCATCTTTTGCATCTGCGTAAAAAACTTCTACACGATTAAATCTACTTTCTTTTGTAATATCTCCATAATTAAATATTCCATCAAAAACATTACCGTTGTTAAATATACCATGAATACCTTTAGGTCTATCCATTGAGAAGTTTAAAGACGCTCCATCCCAAAATGCTATTGCTCTGAATATAGATGCTATATTTCCTATTGTTTCATAAGCGTTTTTAGGTTCTTTAATTAACAAATTCGCGGAAAATCTTGGCTCTAAACCTTCCGTAGCATCTGGTACACCAACAAAATGTCCATCGCTATCAACCGCATCACAATATCTAGCTAAATCATAAAGTCTGAAAATATCTATATCTTGTCGATCATCTAAATTATTACCTATTCCATATATTGGGTTAATCATTAAGTCGTAAAGAATCCAAGCTGGATTATCTGTCCAACCTAATCTAAACGATCCATCCCAATGGCCATTGTACACTAGTGGTCTAGCACTACCAAATGTGCTGACTTCTATTGAATTAGGTATTGTGTCTTGGAATTTTAAATTATTTCCTCC